ATTCCTACACAGGATAAACACTCTATGGTTTATTTAAAAGTAGTAGATGTACTTCCTGCTCAAAAGGGTAATAAGATTATTATGCCTAAAGAAGTATTGATTTTATCAGGTGCTGACTTTGATATTGACTCTGAGTTTGCTAGAACAGTATCTTATTATGCAAGTAAAGATGCTCAAGGTAAATCTCATCTTAATATTTATGGATCTTATTTAGAGAAAGATACTCCTGAAAGAAGAATTAAATATGCATACTTTGATTTTAGAGAAGAAACTTTAAATTCTAAAGCAGTTAAGATAATTCTTAAAGATACTAAAGAGAATGACGTTGAGTTAGTTAATCTACAAAGAAGTATTGATACAGTATCTAATGATATTAAAGAACTTAGAAGACAGCTTTATGAAGAAAAGAAACTTTCATTTGATTTAGATAATGATATTAATGCTGCAATTGAAGCAGATGAATTTACTTTTGATTCATCATTAGCTAAACTAAGTGAATCTTTAAAAGAAAATATATCTTACTATAAAGAAGATATACAAAAATTCTTACAAGATAAAAAAGAACTTCTTGAACAAAAGAAAAAACGTATTAAAGAACTTGAAAATAAAGTTCTTAGAGAAAAAGGTTATCCTACAGATGTTGAATCATTCAAGTCTTATAGAATAGATGGTAAGGCTACTGCAGAAACTATTGTAGAAAATAATTACAATAACTTTAATAAGATTAATGGTGGTTCTATTGATAGAATACAACCTATCACTATTGGAGAGTTAAACAACCTTTTATTTAATATTGAAAAGGTTTTAATTAACAATGGTAATCTTACTAAAAATAATGAAGGTAATCATGGTATTGCTCAAACACCTGCATCAAGAGATGCTGCTGTAGAGTTTATTGAAAAATATTATAATACAGGAATATTTAAAGATCCTGTAAATGTAATTGAGTATTCAACTCCTACAGCAGTTGTTAAAATGGCTGAAGCAAACAGTATAGGTAAAGAGAATATTGGTATTGCAGCTATTGGTAATATTGTATTTCAATATTTAAAGAATGCTAATATACTGATTGAAGGTGGAATTAATGTTGCCATAAATAGTTATACTAATGATCAGCAACAAAGAATAAATGACTTGATTTCCACAATCATTTCAATGGCTGTAGATAATGCTAAAGAGCAGGATGCTATTAGATTTAATATTACTCCTGCAACTCAGGGTGCATTTATGTTTATGATAATGAGTAAAAAGAGTTTTGATTATACTTCATTAATACATTTACAAGAATCAGTATTAAGATTTTCTCAAATATCTGCTAACAACAATTCTCCTATTAAACCTAAAAAAGAAAAAGATGATTCAGATTTAGATGATATAGGTAAACTGCTTGCTGAATATTCTACTGGTATAGATGTAGAAGAACTTGCAGTTAAATATGGTCCACTAACTATTGATATGTTAGTAGAAGCTAAAAAGTATTCTGAAAATAAAGAAGCTAGTACTTTAACTGAAGAACAGTTTAAATATATTAATTATATGTCTTTATCAGAATTTAAAACATATAAAGATGTTTCTCAAAACAGTACAGGATTTTCACAGTTTGTATCTTTAGTTAAAGGTTTAAGAACTGAAATTGCTGAAACTGAAAACATAGCTAGAAGATTAGATACTATTGGACTTGAAATTGTTAAGAAAGAAAGTACTGATGGTAATAATTTTGATGATTATGTTTTAAGACATACTGATAAATACATTGAGTATATAAACACTGTAAGAGGTTTAGGAGCTCCTAATATGTTATATCCAATTGATTATCTTGAAGTAATTAAATCAGATCCATTCTTAATGAATCAAATTAAAGCTTATGCTTTATTTATGAATGATTCATCTAAATTTTTTATAGCACAAACACCTAAAGCTAAAAAACTTATTAATAGATTATCAGAATCATTAAAAAATAACTATTTAAATAACAGTGATAATTATAATAAGATTGTAAAACTTATAACAGCTTACTATGGTAACAAAGCTTCACTATATGAATTATCACGTAAAAATCTAAATCCTGTAACTAAAGAAATGTTAACAAACTATGATATATCAGAAATGGTTACATTATTTGGTCAGGAAGAAATGCCTCAAATAGTTTCATTATTAACTGAATTAATAGCAATTCCTGAATTAGCTAATAATAAGTTTTTAAGAATGCTTGGTTTTGATAAAATTATATATGATGATAAAAGTAAAGCAGGTTTTAAAAATAGAAATGTATATACTGTTATATCAAACAGTTATATAAGACTTTCACCAGAAGAGCAACAAAGAGTAACTTCTGATTTTGAAATGCTTAAACTACCTCAATCAATAACTAATGATAAATTACTTCAAGAAAAAATAGCATTGTTTAGAATACTATTAAGTAAGCATCTTATAATGAAAGATCTTTCTATGTATAGAAACAATAGTTATGTTTCATTCTTACCACCAGCATTTTTTGAACCTGTATCTAAAGGACTTGATTTAGCACAAGGTGCTCTTGAAAATAAATTAAAATATGAAGATGTGTTTGGTGTATCAGAAGATGAATTTAATAGAGAGTTTGTAGAAAGATTTTCTAGAGACATTAATAATACTTTTGATTTAAAATCTCAAAACTCAGTAATTGTATTTAGTCAGATTAAAAATGGATATTTAAGACTTTTACAAGAATTAAGTCCTGAAGATATTGTAAGTCTTAAGACAACTGAACTTGGTAAAAAAATAATTGAACTTTCAAACTTAGTAAAATCTGGTGCATCTGAATCAGAAATTGGACAAATAATGGCTGAGTTAAGAAAAAGCAATTTACTTCCTTTAAAATATACATCACCTAATAAAGAAGAAGGTATACCTGCTAAATTAGAAGTAAGTATATTCTCTAATATAGGTGTTGAAAAAGATGATGTAGATCCTGCTAGTTATAATGCTACAATGGTAAATGCAAATAAAGAAGCTCTTGAATCAACAGGATTGTTTGGTATTGAACTTGTTAGAAAAGGAAATAAATATTATAAAAATGTAATATTTCCTGAATTTGTTGTATTTAACTTTAAAGACAGTAAAGGAAATAGTAACTATAAAGTATTAAAGAGAAAAAAGCTTTTTAACAAAAACATTGAATCTAAAAATCCTAATGCAGGATTTAAAGCAGAATATGAAGAAGTTTCAAGAATTGGTAGTAAACAATTACTTCCTTACATATTACCACTTAATCAATTAGAAGAAGCTGCTAAAGGTACAATGCCAGAAGATATTGATCTTGGATTAACTCCTGAAGACTTTGATGAAAGATTTGGTACACCTGAAACTAAAGGAAATGAAATAAGCTCTAATGCTAAAGGTCTTGCAGGTGCTCTTACAAATCCCACAGAACTTGCTAAATCTAAGGGTAATATTAAAGAATCATATCCTGTAGAATTTAGAGGTAAAACTTATAAAGATGCTGAAGCAGCATATCAAGCTTTAAAGTCAACAGCTACTAAAGATGAAGGTCCTAACAGTACTTATAATTTAATGGTAGAAATTATCAAAGCTAAATTACAGCAACATCCTTCTCTTGTTAAACAAATTACAGAAAAAGGTGGATCAAAATGGATATTAGCATCTACACATCAACCTACTAATCAAAATACTGTTTGGGAAACAAAAGGTAAAAATTGGTTCATTAAAGCTCTTAATGATGCTTACATAAAAGTAAATAAAGAAGCTAGTAATAAACCTCCAGTATCTAAACCTACAGTTAAAGATGGTTTTATAATAACTTATAAAGGCAATCAATATAAGGTTTCTGAACAAGCATATATAAATGCAATTAGAAAATTAAATCTTAGTGATGTATTTAAAAATTATTTATCAAAAATAAATAATACTAAACCTGTCAATGATGTTATTAAAAGTTATATAAATGATTTTTCATTATTAAATAAACTTCCTCAAAATATAATAGAAATAATTGAAAAAGGTGCATATTTTGTTGAGACTGATTTTCAAAATGTAGATGATTTAAAACCATATGTTGCTTCAGAAGAAAAAACAACTACTACACTTGATTATAAAACAATGTCACAAAAAGAATTAGAAAGTATATTTGAAAAACATAAAGATAAACTTGCATCAAAATATAAAATAAACAATCTTCTTGATTTTTATGCTTCAGTTAGGAATTCAGCATATAGCAATGAAGTTATTCAAATGATGCTAGACAGTTGTATCTAATTGTTATCTTTGTAAAAAAATGAAAATATGAGTTGTGTAAATACCAGTTTACCTGAATATAAAGCACTTGCTAAAAAATTTAATCCTTTTGAATTGCAATTAGTAATAATGCAATATCAATCTGATAGTAAAACAGATAATTTTCCTTCTGAAGATTTTATTAAAGATGCTATAGGATATAGTGATCAATATCTAAAAGAAAGAAACAAAGGATTAGATGATACTACATCTTTAGAATTAGCTAAAACTTTATCTGAAAGATTTAAAGTACCTTATGAAGTTATTAGTGAATCAGATTTAGCTAAACTTCATCCTGATGTTGGTAATGATGTTAATTCTTTTTGGGATGGTACAACAAATAAAGTAATGCTTATATCAGGTAGATTTAACGGTAGTACAGTATTTCATGAGTTTACGCATCCTTTAGTAGAATATATATATCAAAACAATAAAACATTATACACCTACTTAATAAATCAATTAAGTGATGCTGATGGTAATAGATTGAGCTATCTGCAAGTTAGAAAGTACTTAGCTGACAAAGGTTATCAAGTTGGTAGAATGGAAAAAGCTGATATATATAAAGAAGCTTTGACTCAATTTATACAAGCTGAAGCTAATGCAATGAGTAAAGGTTTATTAACTGAACCTACTACTCTTTATCAAAAGTTTTGGAATTTTATTAAAAAAATATTAGAAACATTAAATCCTTATATTTCAAAAATTGATGTTTTACAAATTCCTAGAATGTCATTTAATGAAATAGCTCAATATATATTTACATCTGATGGCTTAGATTTATCTAATATAAGAGCTCAAAATAAATATTATGAGCTCAATGAAAAAATTTCAGACATACATATAGAAGCATATACTTATCAAGCAGAAAGATTAGGTGATAACCTTACAGAAGCTCAGATAGAAGAAGCTAAAAAGTTAATGTTAAATTCTGCAGAGTATGAATCTTTTGAAGATTTTTATATTAAAACTTCTACTGGTAAAAAATTAAATAGAGTATCAGCAGAAAAAAAATCAATAAAGGGTCCTCAAGATCAAGAAAACTATTTTGCTTTTGATGAAGATGAAAATCAATATTGGGAAAGAAGAGAGTTTGGTAATCAAATAAATGATATTGTTGATGGAATTATTAGAGGTTTGTCTTTTGAAGATGCTTTAGCATATGTTAGAGAAAAACAAAATGAAAGACAGTCTAAAAATAAAAATCCTGACATAGACATTTTAAATGCAGTTGTTAAAGATGATGTTTTAGAAAATATATATAATGAACTATCAGAAGTTTTAAATGATCAATTTGCAGACTACATGTTAATTCCACAAGTTGTATTTGGAAGTAATAAAATGGGAGTAGCAGGTACAGCAGATATTGTTGCCATTGCTCCTGATGGTAGAATTAAAATTATAGATACTAAATCTGCTAAATATAGAGCTTTAACTGAAAATGGTAATATAACCTATGAATATAGTAGACAACATTCTAATAAAACAAGAGCATCTAAATTAGAAGGTTATAGAGCACAATTGTCCTTTTATAAAGGAATGGCATTAGAAAATGGTTTTGTATTTGAAGATTCTGATGAATTAGCTTTATTACCTGTAGCATTAACTAATGATAGAGTTGATGGTGTAACTAATGATAATGTCATTAGTGATGCTGTTGTTGAAGGTGTTTTAAGTGTAGATGGTTATGATTATATTATATCTTTATTTAAAGAAGGTAAATCAAAAGAATATACTGAAGAACAAAAAAACATTTTAGATAGTATTAAACTTAAAGTATTAGAAAGAATTGAAATACTTAAAAGAAATCCACATGTTAAAGGTAAAAAGTTTAGAGAAAGAGAACTAGCTAACTTATATGAAGTAGTATCAACAGTAGAAAGATCTAAAGCATTATTTAGTTTTATAGAAGATGCTTATGGTAATCTTGTTAAAAGAGAAGTAAAAGGTAAAAAATATTCTATTAAAGGTGCTGTAGATAAAATTAATGAAGTTAAAGGTAAATATGCTGCTGGTAAATTAACAGCTGATGAAACTTTAGAAGAATTATTTTACTATAAAACTCTTGCTGAATTATATAAACCTGTTATATCAGAAATACAAAGTGTCTTATTAACAGAACTTGGTAAAGGTTTTCAAGTTGGTTCAGATAATCAAGGGTTACTTATGATTAAAGATGTTATTGCAGCAATAACAAATATAGAAGTTGATTATAAAAAGAATGCTATACCTATAATTGCAGACATACTTTATGAACAAGTTGAACCTGGATTAAATGAAAAAGTAGAACAAGCAATAAGTGAATTAAGAAATGAGTTAGCAGATGTTCAAAGTAAATATGGATTAGAATCTAAAGAATATAAAACCAAGAAAAAAGAATATGATTATTGGTTAAAAAAATCTAGAACAGAAAATGGTGTAACTAAAGATTATTTAATTAAAATATTACAATCTGGTTCAGAAGAAGATGTTAGTTGGTTAGATTCAAGACTATCTCCTGCTATATCATCAAGTAATGAATTAATATCATTGTCTTCAAAAATAATTAAAGAAAGATTTGAAAATGCTAGACAAGAATCTATTGAAGTAATACAAGGTGCTGAAGAAGCATTTAAAACTTATTCTAAAAATGCTAACATGAATAATGTTGCTGAATTTAATGAACCGTTTTATGATGTTGTAGAAGTATATGATGGATTAGATGAAAACGGTAAAGCTAAATTTAGAAAAGAATATCATTTTGTTCAACAGTTAGATATGAATGCATATCAAAAAAAGTATGCTGAACTTAAAGAAAGGATTGCAACTATTACAGATGAAAAAACTAAAAGAAACTTATATAAAGAATTCTTTAGACAAAATCATAGACTTAGACCAAAGAATGATATTGTAGTTAAAAATCCTCAAATACCTGGAGAGTCTATAGTTTTAATTAAAGGTTTAGATACTTTAATTAAAGAAAAAAGAAAACTTGTTGATGAAGGTATTGAAACAGAAACTGATTTTGAAAATTATCTTGAAAGAATGAAAGGTAAAACTGAAAATAATATTACATATTATGATTCAGAATTTACTATTCCAGATTTTGAAAAATTTGAAAATCAAAAATATAAATCAATGAATCTTTCTCAAAAAGCTTATTATAATTTTATGATAGCTACTTATTTTAAAGCGCAAGAAAGAGGACCATTAATGCCAACTTACAGAATACCTTCAGTATCTAAATCAGGATTTGAAAGAACTCTTGAAAAAGGTGTTTTAAATTATTTAAATTATATAAGAAAAGATAGTTTTCAAGAATTATCTGAAGACATTGATAGATATGGTGAAACCAGAACTAGTTCAGGTGTTAAAATAATACCAATGTTATATTCTAATGAAATGAATATAAATGATGTTTCATTAGATTTATTATCATCAGTTTTAAAATATGATTCAGCTTCATTAATATATGAAGCACAATCTAAATCACAACCATTTGCAGAAAGTATATTAAGTGTAGTTAAAGAAAATTTACCTAAACAAACAGATAGTTTAGGAAGAAAAACTGTAAATAAACTTGCACAAAAGATTCCAGGTATATCTGATAATTTAAAATTTCTTAATGTAGAAGATGGAACTAATAATATATACTTTTTGATGAATTCATTTTTTGACACACAAGTATATGGTATGAAAAGAATACCTTATACAATAAGTGTTGGTAATACAGTTATTAAAGTTGACAAAGTTGCTGATATGATAAAAGGATTTGCATCTAAAACTCAAATTGGTGGTTTTAATTTATTAGGTGGTATAGCTAACTCTTTACAAGCTAATGTGTCTACAATGATAGAAGCTGCAGCTAAACAATATATTAGTGATAAATCAATGGTATGGGCTAAAAAAGAGTATTATAAAAACTCAATGGCTTATATAAATGATTTAAGATCAGGAGTAGCAACTTCATTTTTAGGACAATTAAGTGAATTATATGATCCTTTGCAAGGAAATTATAGAGATCAATATGGTAGAAGAATTACTAAAACAATGTTTAAAAAACTAATGTCTACAAATTCTTGGTACTTTTTACATAAAGCTGGTGAACATGCTATACAGACACAAATGTTTTTAGCATTTTTAAAAGATACTAAAATATTAATTAATGGTAAAGAATCATCTTTGTATGATGCATATGAACTTGGTTCTAATGGTAAAATAAAGCTAAAAGAGGGGGTAAAACTTCCAGGTAAATTGAGCAAAAATGGACTTGTTTCAATTACAATGCAAAATAGAATACATGCAATTAATAAAAGAATCAATGGTGTTTATAATGAATTTGATTCACCTGAATTAAAAAGACATTGGTATGGTTCTCTATTATTTATGTATAGAGATTATCTTGTTCCAGGATTTAAAAGAAGGTATAAATCTTTAAGTATAGATCAAGAATATTCTGATTATAATGAAGGTTATTGGAGAACATTTTTTAGAGTATTAAAATCAGACTATAAAAAATTAGCAAGATATTCATTAGGATTAGATAAACCTAATACTGTAGTTGGAAAATTTGAAAGAGAAAATGTTGCAAGAGCAGCAAGAGAACTTGCAATTATATTTGGTACGGGCATGTTAGCTATTATTTTAAATTCTTTAATGAAAGCTGCAGATGATGAAGATAAAGAAAAATTTAAGCATTTATTATATTTAACAATGAAGTTAAATCAAGAACTTGGTGCTTATGGAACAATAGGTGACCCTCAAAACTGGGGTATACCTAATGTGCAAGAAATTTTTAAAACTTTAAGTCAACCTACAGTAGCATTTGGAACTGTAAAAAGATTATTTAAAGTATATACAATATTAACTACAGATCCTCTTGGAGTTTATGAAAAGGAAACTGGTATTTTTGATAAAGGTGATAGTAAATTATTAGCAGCATTAATGAAACTAATTGGTATTACAGGTGTTAATTTTGATCCAGAAGAATCTATCAAGTATATGAAAATGTCTAATAAATAAAAAACAAAAGAGGGGTTTAAATCACCCCTCTTTTTTTAGCCTCTTAAGCACCTGTACTTCCAAAACCACCTTCAGCTCTATCAGTTTCTGATAGTTCTTCTGCTTCTTGTAGTTCAATTTGTGGATAAGGTATAATCATTAATTGACCTACCCTATCTCCTACTTTATAGAATGCTGTATCTGGTATATGTTTAAATCTAAATTTAACTTCCCCGCGAAATCCTGAGTCCAACACACCAACAGAGTTGCTGAGTATCAGCCCTGAGTTGCTTATAGAGCTTCTAGGAAACAATAGACCTACATGACCTTCAGGAATTTCAAAAGCTAATCCTGTACCATATTCTAAATATCCATACTCATCCTTATCAACTTTAGATAAACTAATAGCTGTAAGATCCATTGCAGCATCCCCAGCTTTAGAATAAGCTGGAGTTACTGCTTTAGGATCAAGTTTTTTAAACTTAACTATCATGCTGCGTTAAATAGTTTTTTAATCCAATTAGGAATCTTGTTTAATTTATGCATGTAGTTGCTTGTATTTAGATATTCATTTGAAACAGTTTGTCTCAACTTACGAATTTCCTCTTTTAATTCTAGATTTTTAGAATTAGCTTTTTCTAAAGAATGTTCTGAAGCTCTCAATCCATTTTCTAATGAAATTAATTGAGATACTTTTTCATCCATTAAAGAATTGTGTTCTTCAATAGTAATAAACATTACAGGGTTACCTGCCTCTGTTGTAGATGCAGTTTGTTTATTTTTACTTCTTGCAGGTTTTCTATTACCTGTTTTAGGCATCTGATTTTCCATTTTTAGTTATTGATTTTATTGTTTGTTCAAAAGGGTTACCTTCAATAGACTTAACTAAGTCTAGCATTTGTTGTGCAATTTTACGAGTTTCACTTTGAGTATCTGATTTTAATCTTAAATCCCATAAATGTAGAAAAGCTAATAAACTTCCTGTCCAAATAAATGTTGTATTAAGGTTTAAAGGAAGAATAGTTCTAGCTTGTTCTTTAGATACTCCAAGTTCAATTAATTTTTGATATGCAGTTTTACAGTATCTAATAACACCTGCTTCTATTTCAGAAGCTACAAACTGTTCTTCAATTAAACCTTCACTTCCTTGTTTAGAAGAAGTTGATTGTTTTCTCCATTCTGTAATAATTGTATAACTGTCACTAAAATCTACATATCTTCCACTAATACTATTAGCCGATAATCCAATTTGATGTTTAAATAATTGTCTTTCTACATAAATAGGACAAGTTATTCTAAATTGGAATTGAGGATGTCTAAATGGTGCAGTGTGTTTATGTAAAATTAAATAGTCAATTAACTTAGCATCTTTTTCATCAAAAACTTTTTTTTCTTTACCAAAAGAAACTCTTGCAGCATTTACAATCATTAGATCATTTCCAAAATAATCTATTAATTCTACCATATAATTTTATATTTATTTTTTATTTTTTTACCTACATTACCTTTTTTAAGTCTATTTAATGTAGCTAATGAAAGTGGACAAACTTTAGATAATTCCTTTAAAGAATTTCCAGTCCATGTTAATTCTAGTTCTAAATCAATTAAAGTATGTAAAATTGCATTAGGGGGTAATTTGTTTTTCCAAGTAGCTAGTTTTTCAATTCTAGGATCATCTTTTTTAGTAAGACCCTTGTTCCATCTTGGAACAGAATTTAAATTAGCACCTTTGGTTTTTCTATCTTCCTCTGATAATTTTTTACCATACATTGGATTTTTACTTCCTAACTTTGAATTTCTAATTTTAACTTTAGTTTCTTCAGAATGTTTATAACCTTTAGGTTTATGTATTAAATTACATTTAATAATATTAAGTCTGAATTGTTCTTTTTTAATTAAAGATATTTTTAATTTAGATTCAATAGTATGTTTATATCCTAATGGTCTATCAGCTTTTATACAAGCATTAAAACCTATGTTTCTGTCATAACATTTAGTATAATCCATCCAATATTGTTCTCTAATTAATAAATCATTCTCTTCACAATTTTCTAATATTTCAAATTTAAAATTACATTCACCATATTTATTCCAAGAATTTTGTAAAAATTCATTAATATGATTATTAGAATTTAGTTGATTAACATGAACTTTCCATCTTTTAGATATGTTTTTAGAACTACCTATATAAATTTTATTATTTATAATACATGTTATTTTATATACTCCTGAATCATTCATAATTACAAATATACAGATATTTCTTCACATTATCAAATAAAGCTATTTTACTTCACAACCCATAGGACCAGAACATGCTAATTCTGAAGATAAATCTGTTAAATCATCTTCTTCTACAATTTGAGATAAATCTACATTAGTTAGTCCATTTAATAATTCCTCATACTCTTCTTTTGTAATATTTTGAAAAGGAGCTTGACTATAAGTACCTCCATCAAATGGTAGAACTGATAAGCCATTGTAATAATCCTTATTCTCCCACATCCATTCTCCAACTACTTGCCATTCATCAGCAACCCAATCAGAATTATGACTATCAATATGAATAGGAGTATAAATTCTATTTTTATCAATAGAAATAGTAGCTGATACATTGTGTGTATTATTTCCACTAATGTGTCCTGGTTTAATCCATTGTTGAGATACAGTCTTAACTCTTTCTAATGTATTTAACGCAGACTCTGTTCTTAATACTGACCCTGCAGGTGCTTTAATAGGAATTTCTACTACTGCAGAATTAGGAATTAATAAATGATCTTTAACTAAACTAGGATGATTAGCTGCTAGATATTTATAAAGATCTTCTGATTTACTCATCTGCATTCTTCTGATATAGAAGTCATTATGCCAAGCATGAATACCACTAGATGTACCTAATACACATGATGTAGTACCTGATGGTTTAACACAAGTAGTTCTAGCTGCAGGATTAATACCAATACTTTGAGATGTTTCAATATTAGTTAGCTTAACTACTTCAGCTGCTTCTGTTAGGTCATACTTAAATACTTCCATAGAGGCAATACCTGTCATACCTACACCAATAAGAGCATCTTTTTCAGTAGTCTTTTTCCAAATAGGTCTTAGATAATGGAAATCTGTAAATCCTGCTTGCAATGTTCCAAAGAATGCAGCAGCAGATACTCTATTATTTAAATCTTCTTGTGACTCTACATTACTTACATTAACCTCACACAAGTTACAGAACTGGTATGGTCTTAATGCAATCTCACAGCATGGGTTAGTGCCCCAGTCTGCATCATTTGTAAAATAGAATCCTGGTTCACCACTACCTGATAGTTCAATCTTTTTCCACAGATTTAAGAAGAATTCTTTTGTAATTCTATGTCTTACTAATACTGCAGAATTATTAGCTCTACCACGTTGAGGGTTAGTTTCCCACCAACTACCAAACTTACAAGTTAACATTGATTCATCATCTGCTGAGAACAAGCTAATTAAAGCTGCTCTGCGAATACCACCTGCAAGAACTGCATCAGCAATATGACAAATAATATCATGCACTTCAATAGTTGATAGTTTTTCACCATCAGATTTTCTATCTAAAATTTGTTGAACTTCAAATAAACATTTTTTTAAAGGTTCTGGTCCAGGTGCTTTACCACCTGCAGTAATTAATCTAGATCCTTTATGTCTAATATCACTAAAGTCAAATCTAGGTTTAGTATTTCTATAACCTAAATAACTTCCAATTAAATGTTTAACTGCATCTGCCCACCCTTCAATAGAATCACCTACTAAGAACTTTTGTTCTTTAGATGGCTTTCTAATTTCAGGTAGTTTTTCAATATGTTTAAATTGTACAGAGTATCCTACACCTGTACCACCTAACAATAAAAACATAACTTCACCAAAAGCTCTGTAATCATCAATAGGTAAATAACAACAGTTGTAAATCCTTGCTTCATTCTTTTGAATGGCAGGACCTGCAAACTGCAAAGCCCTCATAGAAGGTAAAATCTTTTTATCAAATATGTATTGAGCTTGAGCAACAATTTTATCTGCAAGATGAGGATATTTATCTACCATCATCTGTACATATCTCATTACAATCTCATCATAAGTTTCTCTTCTATTTAATAGAGGTAAGTATTTTGCATACTTATTAAAGGTCACAATTTGTGACAAAGTTTCTAATCCAATATCCATATTTTATTTTTTAAAGGGTGACAAAGATAGAAAATATTCCAGATTTCCTACCCCTTTATATCTGGAATTAACCTGCTTATCTATCAGGGACTACTAGGAATTTACTAATAGTTTGAATAATACGAGTTTCTCAAGGGTACAGGTTATTTTATTTTCTATTTAAATCGGCATAGGAATGTTGATTGGAAGTTTACCATCCAATACTACACAACAAGCCACTACTGGTTTTCTAGTATTCTGTTTACCATATGCAAAAGCATACTTTTCATGGTCTATACCACAACCTACAGTTACACCAAATATTAAATCCTTATAACTTGCCAAGAATCTAGTATTCATAACTGTATGTAAGTGACCAATTACTGTAGATTGTCTATTTTCTCTAGCAGCATTAATAGCTGCCATTTCACCAGATAACCCAGTACCATGTTGGTAAATAACACCATTTACCTGATGTACAAAATCCCATTCCCATGTTGAAGGACTTTGTAACAATTCTTGATATGTTTTTAACCAAGTTTTAGGTAATCCTGCAGAAAAAGCCTTTCTAAATGGTAATGCATCATGATTTCCAATACATACTTTTACATTAGGAAACGTATAATACCATCTTTTCATTCTTTCTATTGCAAGATTAAACTCATCACCTGCTGACATACCTTCAGGATCTTTCTCATGATAGCTAACAGCATGATTATCAACTGCATCACCAATATGTACTACAGTACCACAATCATATTTCTCTTGAATTTCTCTACAAAATTCTAGATACCCTTCTTTAGTAAAAGGTTCATGAGGGTCTCCAATAACAAGAACATTATCTGGATCACCATTTAAATAAGGTTCTACTAGATTAGTGCTAGTTTTGTCAACATTCCTAAATAATTCCTTAGCTAGTTTAATTATCTCAGAGTTAGTTTCACCTGTAAGTTTACTAATAACTTCAGTAGATTTTTTAAAATAACCAGGTTTATTCTTTAAGAAATCATATACAAGATTAATTCTTGCATTATAATTTTTTTTACTCATAGTTTATATTTTTACAAATATACAGTAAACTACCATTCTATATTATGATACATATTAATAGCTTTAAACACATTACCGTGATCCCAATCCCTACCTGCATAGGCTGAAGCAGCAGGATGTTCTACACAAAATATAACATGTTTGTCTTTATTAATATAATCTTTTACAGTTTGAGCTTCTTTACCCATAAGTAGATAACATATTTTATTATCTGACCTATTGAGTAAATCTATAGTTTTAGCAGTAAATAAATCCCATCCATACCCTTTGTGGGACAAGGGCTTTCCTTTCTCAACAGTTAAAGTTCTGTTGAGAAGGAATACACCTTGATTAGCCCACCTTGTAAGATCTGGGTCTTGATCTATTTTAAATCCACCATATATAGTTTGTTCAATTGCTTTAAATATTATCCTCAGTGATGGGGGTAATTTAACAGCATTTTTTACTGAAAATGATAAACCGTGAGCTTCATCAGGATTAAAATATGGATCTTGTCCAATAATTACAACTCTCACTTTATCATAAGGAGTAAGTTTATAAGCATTAAATACATCATCTTGTTTTGGATATATTGTTTTAGTTTTTCTATCAGAAGTAATCTTTTTACTTAATTTCAACATGTATTCTTTTTCAAACTCACCCTTCAATAACTCATACCAACTATTACCTAATGATGCTTTCAGATTCATCTTGTATTTTATATTTAATATAGTATGTTTCTTGTTCTACATCAGCTATAGATGATAACTCAGCATCTTCTGGAAGCTTCATATCAATCATTTTTTCTAATTCTAACCTACGCCATTCTTTTTTATAAAGAACACCTGCAGGATCAAACTTAGCGTCTGATGTTACTGAATAAAAATCCAATATCTTCTTTTTATCTTCAGCTTTAAATTTAGAATATTCACCTTTGTCAAAATGATTTAAAGATTTTAAGCTACTTGCTGGAATCTCAAATATTACTAATATTGTATATTTATCATTATCAACAATAGAATGAAAATTACTATTTTTTTTAAGCCTATTTATAAAATCACTAAATAATGGATTAGGACTATATTTATATAATAAAAACAAATGAGTATTTAAATCAGGATACTCTTCACAATATCTAAAAACATTAATAAAATTGCATTTAGGAAAATGTTCATCATCTCTAAAATCTGCAAATTTACTATTCTTATTTGCCACTAAAGGAAGCAAATAACCCATTGTTTTATTTTTAATCTTCTTTACTTCTTCCAAACTCATATCACAAGATTGTTTACATCAACTTTCAATGGAGTTAGAAAATCTGTAACTGTATAATCATCTCTTATTTTAAGACAAATATAATTCTGATAAAACTTTGATATACCTTCATACTCTCCATAATGATTTATGTATTCTTCAAATACAGCTATTCTTAAAGACTGTTCATCGTCTATATTTAACAGCAATTTATCAGCAAAGAATTTACCTTTACCTTCTAAACCTTTTATGTTATCTGCAGAGTCACCTATAATCATGGATTTCCAAAAATACAAAGCAGCATCTTCTTCAGATACAGTTACCCATTCATTCTTTTTATAGTTATAATGAGTACCTTCTAACATGAGAAGGTCTTTATCTATAGCACAGATTATGCTGCCATCAATCTTTACTCTGACACTATTTACCATATCATCAGCTTCAATACCATGTAATGCAAAAAATTTCCATTTATCTACCATATAGTTTTTAATTTCTGTAAGGTATTTAAGTGGTTCTCTATCCTTTCTATTAGCTTTATATTCAGGATATACTACATTTCTTTTAACACATCTACCAAAACCAACGAAGCCAATATATTTACTGGCTCCGATGGTTATTAGTAAGTTACTTATGATTTGATCTGTAGACTGTAAAATGTCTTCTAAAGATTTATCAAATGATTTACTATCAGAATTCCAATGTGCTATAAAACAAATGCTATCAGCATCAATTATCGCTACTCTTTCTGATTGTAATTCCATTTTCTAGTAGTTTTTTAACAATAAGATACCAATCTTCTTTTCTTAAAACAACAACCTCATTTTTTTCCTTTTTATGAAAAACTATATTTACATAGTCTTCTCTTTCAGGAACAAGAATAGGAATTGTTTTATCCATTTCATCAAGAACTAAAAATACATTAAGCCCTGTTTTAACAGCTTTACATTGTATATTATATGTAACACCATTAATATCTATCTTAGCATCATCCATAATTCTACTTGTGGCTCTGCTTGTAGATGCTCTTAAAAATCCTAAATCTCTAAGCTCCTTTGCAATTTTTCTTTCATAGTTATGACCTATTCTTCTAACATTAGGCTTAGATTTAACTTTTTCAGAGGGCAGTTCATTTTTATTCTTAATTTTTCGTCTACTTGGTTCTCTCATACACTTTTGTTATTTACAAGCATATCAATAATTTCTTGATAAGCTTCAGTCTTACCTTCAAAGAATTTTACAAGAAGATCGTCTTGAGTTATAGTATCTAACTCAGTAGCTACTCTATCTGCAGCATCTCTTTTTTTGTAAAGAACTTGAAGAATTTTCTCAATCAAATTATCCATACACAAATATAATAAAGTAGATTATAAATCTACAAATTGTTTAGGATAATTAATTTTGACTTACAAGTGCATCTTGCCCTTCATCATAAACAAGTTCTGATGGTGAACTATTAGTAAAATAATCATTTACAGACTCTGTAACATTATTTGTAGATACCTTTTTTACATCAAAATCAAAGATTGGATTAATAATATAATCTACAGTTGATTTAGTTGGTTTAGCAAATCCAAACTTTACAAGTACATCACGCATATCTTTAACAGTAATACCAAAGTGATCTGCCATTGTTTTAATGTCTGTTTTGTAAGCACGAAGAGCAGCTACTGCTGTTTGAGAAATATCAATTGTTCTCATAATAAATAATTTTTAATTTTTGTTATTAATTGTTTAGTTTGATCATACCCTTTAATGGATATATAATCAGAAATATCTTTTATACCATCAGGTACAATAAAACTTTTTATTCCAAATTTTTCTGAAAATTTTTTCATATTAGAAATACCTGTTTCATCACTATCATAATTAATTATTATCTCCTTAAATCTTAATGATAATAATTGAAACTGATTTTCATTTAAAAACATCATTTCACTTTGTGGACTAATTGAATTTATACCAAATAACCTAAACACCATACAATCTTTTAATCCTTTTGTTATTATTAATTTATCAGATTGTTGTTCTAGTTGATCCCAACCACTAAATATGTGTCTTGGAATATTACTTGTCCACTTTTTATTTTTTTCAGCATTTGGTCTAAGAATTTTTCTCATACCATTACCGTGCTCATAACTATATGCACAATCATTAACTGACTCTGTATATACATTTACAAGCTCCTCATTTCTAACACTTATCCAATAATCTGTAATAGGTACAACATTATAGAAGTTTAATATATCTCTATTGAGGTGATATTTATCCCAGTAAATATCATAATCCTTCCAATCTCTTTTTTTTATTCTTATAACTGTGTTATATCTATCAAGCTTATCAGGTAATCCTAGATAATTTAAAGATGGTATAATTTTTTTATTGTCTAACTTTTTAATGATACCTAAATCATTTGATATAATTCTAAGAGTTTCTTGAAAATTTAAATCTTCATTAAACTTGACTTTCATATATCTTTGTACATATGAAAAGCAATCATAATATTCTCCTGTACCAAAATCCTTATAATACAATCCTTTTGGATATAATTTAATAGAACATGATGGAGTTTTATCTAATCTTAAATCAGAACAAAATAATCTATTTACATCAGTAAAGTTTTTACAATAAAATCTAAAGATTTGGTACTCAGACACATTGCTGAGTACCATTTCTTTAGTAAAATGTGTTACATCTAATCCTCCAAAATTAGAATCCTGGATCATTAGATGGAGCA